AATAAGATGTAATATTCTCTATAGAGAGAACTGACACGATACATGTGATAAAGCATCCCGCGTTATATATCAAATCCCGCCACCTAGACGTAAAAACTAATGATGGACTTATGGTTAATAAGTACATAGCATGTCCCAATAATGGGGCGATAGATACAGGCTTTTTAGAATGAATTGCAATTGTACTTGATATAATAAATACCAAATTTATTATATCAATTATTCTTGAGAAAATAACAAGGTTATAAATAGATATAAGAAAAATAACTTCAAAAGCTATTCGCATATTCTTATTGTATTTTACTTCCACTACACCCGGAATGGGTTCAGGTTCTTGAACTGGTTCTACTAATGGGGGTGAAGTTTCAATACTTTCATTCACCCCAATTCGAAGAGATCCATCCGGTATTTCTACAACAACAAACTTTTCATTATTCATTATATACATTTTATGTAGGGATTAATACTTTTCTTAGGTTCTGCAATTTGTTTTAGATGAATGGTATGATGTGAAAAATTATATTTAGGAAACATCTCTTTTATTTTATTTGACAATGTCGTAGCTGGAACTATTTGGGATGATCCTAGACACACAGCATCTCTTTCATATTCGAGGAAACGGTCTTCCATGGTAACGAATTTATCCAATTCTTCTTTGGACAATCCATCTTTATTCATTAATACATATGTGTCTTTTGATAAGCCGTTACTAATGTAAAAAAAATTAGATATATCCACTTCATCTGAGGTTTTACGTTTTTCAAGTAATAAATATATAACAATAATGCTCAGTATTATATACAGCATGTTATTACTAGTTTAGATTAATTTTGAAACGTCATTAATCTTGTGAAGAATATTGAAAAGTTGATCATGTGAAGTGACATCACCTGGTTTGTTAATTTCGAGCTCGATTTGATAAGATGAAGCATCTTCAGAGTCCTTATCAACACTGTCACCCGAAGAAATTGTCATATCGATACTGAGATTCTTTCTAACAAAGGAGTGACGAAGTTTTGATCGTTTGCGATCCATATCATATTGCCCAAATGTTGGAATTTCTCTCGATATACTGAATCTAACATCGAGTGGTTCAAATTTAAAATCCTGTTTAACAACATTAATTTTTTGAACCATAACTTGTTCACCAGTATTTTCATCTGATGAAATACGAATACCGTTAGTGTCGTCGTAATATACATCGGTTGTAGTCGTTTTCGCACTTTCCCAACCATTATATTTCTTCAAACCTTTCAAAACTCGTTCAAAAGTTTCCTTTCCAACGTTCGTGTCGAAAAGAGAACCATTATGCTTTCCGAGACGAATTTCCACTTCAATGTGCTCTTCATTCTTATGTAATTCAAAGAGATCCTTTACTTTTTCAGTGATAGATTTGGTATCCATTTTTACTTATCATTTGATATACGCGTCTTTTACTTAAGCCTTTTTTGTTGATAAAGTTTAATGAAAGGTTTCGATAATAAAGGAAATACATGTTACTTCAATACCGCTCTTCAGTGTTTGTTACATATCCCACTGTTAAGTAATCTGTTCTTACGATACCCATATAATGGTGATTGTTCATTCACTACGTGTTACTCAGATTTAGTTCAGAGATACTGGACGAAAGGGCAAAATACTGTTGATATTAATACACTCATAAAACATTTCCGTGAAAAGTTTCCTAGATTTAACTCCAATGAACAACACGATGTTCAAGAAGCCATTATGTGTATGATTGATATACTAGAAACGTGTAAACCAGAAATTAAAGATTGGTTCTATGGAAAAAAGACACAAGAAACGATATGGCCAGGTGGAAAGACATCGAATGAAGAAGTATTTGGTATTCATTTGATCACTTCTGATGGGAATGATATGGAAAAAATGTTATTGAAAAGTACTGATTGGAATATAATAGAGAATTTTGAAGATATAGAAGGGAAAACACATCATATAGCTACGAGTCGTATGGTATTTTCGAAGCTTCCGCAAATATTGATGCTTTCGTTTGATAGAAAAAGTTATATTAAAATCATAGAAAATCTAGTTATTGACAACAATGAATATACCCTTATATCTAGTGCATTACATATTGGTAATCAACACGATGGTCATTATGTAAGTTTTGTAAAAATCCGGAACAAATGGCATTTGATTGATGACAATGAAATTAAACAACAAGATCTCCCCGAGGAAGGTGGTTTTTATTTTATGGTCTACAATCTAAAAACTCCTTCATCTTGATATCTTCCTTAATATTTACGATTGTACGGTAAAATGTCCTACGATTATTTGGGTGTGTCTTATCGTATCGTCTTTTAAGGGGTTTCCACCACATTGGTTCTTCCCACCCCATATACATACATTCAACAATGGCATCATCTTCGAACCACGACTTGTCTTCAATTCGGTTAGGTGGAATTTCTGACTCAAAAATAAGTTTTCCCTTCTCTTGTACATACAGTCTCCATGATGGTCTTCCCGGTACTAAACCGGCAGTTTCTCGAGAAGGTTCCCGTTTCATTAAAAAATCCACTGTATTCTTCATCTGTGGTTTCCACTTAAACATCGTTTCATGTGTACCTATACGAATTGGCTCATTTATTGGGGTAAATACAAGTCCATCAACTTCTTGTTTTATAGTTGGAAGGTGTTCATCCATAAATTGTGCAAAATCCTTCATATGATGTAACTCTTTTAATTGAAGACGATATTTATCCATTTTCATATAAATGATTGAATCAGTAACACCAAATTTAGCGTAGCCGAGACGATCTAGTAAATTGGAATTCCATACCGATTTTCCACCAACAAGTACAGCATCATAAATCATGAGTGTATTCTCATATAGTTCACCGTCCAAGATTGTTCCGTCATATACACTCTTTTTTAGATTAAGTGACACCTCGAACATCTTGAATGAGCGATTCACGAATAGACATTTATTATTTCCTTCAAACCTCAAAGCGACCATCATATGACGTTCTCCATCGGTCTTTTCACATACAACATATTGTCCCTTCTTAAGAATAGGGAAATGCTTGTACTCAACCGATATAGGTTGTGGTCCAGGAAAATAGTCTTTACTTCCCCATACTTGATGAATAAAGCTTACAACATATTTGTAAAGTGGGGATTCCGACTTTATAGACATGTTTTATACTGAATCAAAAACTTTAATTGACTTTCACACCAGCTGCGTTTAGAATACTACTAATACATTCATGTGTATAAGCGATGGTTAACTTAGATGCCGTAAACGCATAAAGTTTTACACCTTGTTGTACAAATTTTTCAAACATTTTTGGACTCACTTTATAATCTTTATTTTTATGTAATGACTTGAGAACATTCTTAGTGTTCATTATCCATACACGTGCGTTCGTTCTCGTTACATGATAAATATTAGTGTCCACCTTCTTTCCAACTTCTGTATCGAAATTAAGACCCATTTGATAATATGGTTCATCTACATTCTCATTTACCTTATTCTTGAACATTTCCCAATCAATACCTTCTTTTACACCAGGAAATACAAGACATCCTATATGTTCATGTTTCCCGATACATTCATCCAGAGATATATCATCGACACCTACCCCGAAATCAATAAAAAATATACGGTCGTATAGCTTCATACAATGTTGTACCATTTCAGCTTTTTTAAATGGGTCATCATCGATGTACACAATTTCATTTTTAATATCATTCTGAATACATCGCATGTTCAACTTCAGTACAGAATGGAGCGTCTTTACATGACATGCTTTAGACCTTGTAACTAAAATAGTGACTAGCTTCATTTATAATTATTACAATTTAAACCTTAAGCCTGTCGTTTAGACATCCAATAAATGGGAGATTACCAACATGTCCAAGGGTCGTATTCACATCTGCGTAAATTTTACCATCAGTTTGTTGCCATCTGCGACAGAACGCATAGTCTTCAGAAAGGTAACGACGACTCGTGGGGTCAATCATACAGTCGAAACATGCGTGATAATCATCAAAATCCCGATTTGAGTGATCATTTTTACACCATAAATCCGGGAACTTTTCTTCTAATGTTTTAAAAACGGATCGTTTAATCATCATAAATCCGGTTGGTCCATCTAAAATCTCAATAAATCCATCGACTACTGATCTACTTTGGGCACCAAAATTAATTACAAGACTGGAAGAAAGCATTGACATATCACGTGTATCACCGTTTTTGATAGCATCGGCTGCTTGATCCCATACCACCGTCTTTTTGGGGTAACATGCGACGGATAAGTCGTGACCAGATTTAATTAAACGCACAACGGATTCTGGATCAAAGTGGATATCCGCGTCGATGAACATAAAATATTCACAATCCGTTTTTTGCATAAAACGACCAACGGAGACATTACGGGCGCGGTGTACGAGAGATTCATTTTCGGTTGTATCTAATAACAATTGTATATTTTCTTTCATTAAAAGTAGTTGAAGTTTTATAATACTAGTCATATATTTTTCCAAACATAATCCACCATAACATGGTGTGGCTAAAAACAACTTCACCATATTCTAGTACTATGATTTAGCCTCTAAGTGCTTTTTAATGAGATTATCAATTTTATTAAGAGTGGGCACGGATATGTTACATTTTTCACATAACTCTGATTTTTTTACTTTCGTCCCAAGAACTATATAAATAATTGCAGAAGCGATACTATTCGGTGTTTTACTCATAAGACTGGTACAATCGTCGGTCATTTGACACAATTTATTGCATTTTAATCTTTCCTCCCGTGTGATTTCAAATGAATTCAATAATCTGTTCATTACATCGAATGCTTTTGTCACATAATTCTTTTCGGTAATCCCCATGATGGTATCTTTGAAGATCTGAGTCGTACGACTTACATCTTTTGATTGAATACCAAACATATCTGAAATTTCTTTTGTTGTTCGAGGATGTTTCGCGAGACGACATGCATATAATACACAATTTGCCTTGATACCTAATCGTACAGCACCCCGTGTAAGTTTTTCTTCATTAAACTTTCGGTACATCATTTTTGCATCCTTAAGAACCACTTCGGGTAAAGTGTAACACGCTTCGTCTATGTCACGATATGCGTGAAAGAGTGAGCGATCCCTATGATTCATGGACATGTGGAAATTTATTTTTGCCATTCGTTTGTTTTCATACGTCGATGAATATTGTGTAGATATGATCGTCCCTTTTCCCCAATTTTGAGAGAAAAGTTCTGGATTAGAATTGGGATTCCCACATCTAGATGGATCATTGACTTTCCCATCATCGTTCATTCCACTAGTCCATTCGGCAGTGTCATCAACATATCGATCTTCTATAAGTCCACATTCCGAACACGTTGGTAAACCTTCTGGTGAAAAAAGTTTAACACCGAGACATTCACGACAAATATGTATATTTACTGTCTTTTCTTCTGTATTTTGTTTTAATAGGGTGTCTACTTGAGACCATATAGTTGCCAGCATTGTTTTGTTATGGCAAACCTTTTATTTACTTTTTAATAACGCGTCTATTGACTTAGGCGTCTGACACGCGATTCGATCAAATCGATTGTGTTTTTGAACCCCCGAGCTCCAGCGGAAGAAGGTTTCCATCCATCCCATTCCTTGTCAATGGTTGCGTAGTCGGCTGGTAAGATAGATTGACCTTCTACCTCGGAGTCTGGTACGATGAAATCCGCCATCTCCGAATCAGTATCACTTTCTAATAGTGTATCGTGAACTTCACTGTCACTTTCTTCAATATCAATTTCTGAATAATACGCAAACATATCAATGTTAACACGTTTCATCTCAAGATCCTCAAAATTTGTCCCACTTGGGTGGTGTTCCATCACACTCTCGTATGGTGCTGGGGACAATTCAGATGTATCGATTTTATAAACACAGGCGGATTTGTAAATAGACTCAGTAGGGCTTAGGTAATGAAGACCTAATGTGTTACCTGTATTCATGGCAACGACTGCTAACATTTGGTCTTCGATACCGTCTTCATTTACTAAAACTTTTACTATATCATTCTCAATTATATCAGAGGGCACAATCATGCTTAGAGTTTTCTGACAAAAAATATTCAGGGATAATATCACAGATGAAAGTTTTTATTTATTCAAAAGAGGGATGTACGTATTGTGACCATGCTGTCACACTTTGTGAGACTGAAAGCTTAGAGTATGAGAAGGTAATGGTCAGTAAAGACAAACTAAAAGAGATATGTGGTGAATCAGTAACAAACTATCCTCAAATATATATTGACGATCGTCATGTCGGAACGTACTTCGACTTCCAGGATTATATTGAAAATGATTACGAACCTATACTTGCCCCGACACTAAATCGTTTTACTGTATTTCCCCTGAAGTATCCTCATCTATGGGAGCTCTATAAGAAAGCTCAGATGTCTAATTGGACTGCTGAAGAAGTGGATTTCTCTAAGGACATAGAAGATTGGAAGACTCTAAACGATAACGAACAAAAATTTATTAAATACATCCTCGCCTTTTTTGCTGGGTCTGATGGTATCGTATTCGAAAACATCAATAACAACTTTTCCGATGAAGTACAAATATCAGAGGCTCGGTCATTCTATGCCTATCAATGCCATAATGAGATGGTTCACGGTGAGACCTATTCAAAACTTATAGACAAATACATCAAAGATACTACTGAGAAAAAACAGCTTTTCCAAGCTATACAAACCATCCCATGCATACAAAATAAGGCTCAATGGGCGATGAAATGGTTTGATACAAAGTCTCGTTCATTTGCTGAACGCCTATTCGCATTCGCATGTGTCGAGGGGATCTTCTTTTCTGGGAGTTTTTGTGCAATTTTCTGGTTGAAGAAGAGAGGGCTTATGCCTGGTCTTTGTTTCAGTAACGAGCTCATCTCACGAGATGAAGGTCTACACCAAGAGTTTGCTGTTGAGTTGTTCAAATTACTTCGTAATAAACCTTCAACAGAAGTTATTCATTCCATTGTCAAGGAAGCGGTGAAAATTGAGAAGGGTTTCATTATTGATGCGCTTCCGTGTAACCTTATTGGTATGAACTCTGATAAAATGGCTGAATACATCGAATATGTGTCCGACCGCCTCCTCAAACAGATTGGCCAACCCCCCATTTGGAATTCTAAAAACCCATTTGATTTCATGGAAAATATAAGTCTCGATGGGAAGACAAACTTTTTTGAAAAACGGGTTGGTGATTATGGAAAAATGGACGAAGATCCCACTAATCTTGCTTTCGATGAAGAATTTTGAACATTTTACAACCAATTAACTTAAATGGTTTGTAGAACGCAATTTTATTTAAAATAATCCACCATCAACACCAATTTCGAATGGTTCAAGAATCTTTCCCGTATCAGTCTTTTCGGGTATCTTGGGTTCTTTGAAACCGGGTTCGGGTACTGGAGCTTCTGCCATAGACATGACGGTTTTACTACCTTTACTAGATTCCTTCTGTGATTTGCCATTACCCTGACATGACGGCTTATCTCTTTGTATGTTCATCATACCCCATACGATGAACATGAAAACGATTGCGTGAATTGCCAACCCAAACGCGGTGGGGCATCCGTTAGGTGAGGCAATTTTGGATCCCAAAAACCCCCTGATGAACCTAAAAGTCATCGGGTTGGCGACTACATAAAATGTCAATGCCGAAATTATCGAGATGATAAATTTATTTTCTTGTTTTTTACCATTACACCCACATCCACAGTCTTTAAATAGACCCATATTCACTTTTATAATATATGTCAACAAAAAAACTGACTTAAAGTCAAGCCGTCTAATAGATATATAACCAACCCACAATGTCGCTCACTATCCAACAATCATCTGAATTCTCCCCTGCTTCTGTGCAATTTTCAAAATTTCGTAAAAACAAAAATGGCGGCAAAGCCGTATACCTCAATGCGGGCGACAACAAAAAAATTTATGTTCAACTTCCATTCTTACGTTCACCATATGGTCTGAGTGCTTACACTGATGAAGCTACCGGACGTACTTCATACTCACTTGATCTTTCATTTGACCCAGACAATTCTGAAGCTATGGAGCTTCATACAAAACTGAAGGAACTCGATGATATCATCGTAAACACAGTTGCAGCCAACTCGAAAGAATGGCTCGGTAAAGAATTCAATGTTGCTGTTCTCAAGGAAGCACTTTACAAACCCATTGTTCGACCAGGTAAGGAGCAATACCCATCGACGATGAAGCTCAAGGTTCTTACCAAGAGTGATGGTTCATTCGTTCCAGAGTGTTACAATATGAACAAGCAAATGGTTACACTCGACAGTATCGAAAAGGGTCAGAAGGCGATGGCCATCATTGATGTTAACCAGATTTGGTTTATCGATAATAAGTTTGGTGTCACGATCCGCCTTCAACAGGTTCTCTTTGAACAGTCTGTCAAGCTTCCCTCATTCGCGTTCCAAGGATTGAACCTCCCAGATGAAGAGGTTGAGGATAACGAGGTCGAAGACGAAATTGAAGAAGTTGACGACCAGTAATTTCAAATTATATACACCCTAAAAAAAATCCATATTGGTAAGAAGAGAAAATCTTCTTACGAATAAGTAAGAATGTCTACTACCGAGAGTAATCTTAAAAAACTTTTAAGAGGTAAGAAAGGTTGTAACCCACAGGATCACTTGTATACATTGATGAATAAAACGAAAACCTTCATGAAGGGATCAAAGGGTAAAAAACTTGGTGAAGGACAATATGGGAAAGTGTACCGTGGGAGTATTAATGAAGGGGGTAAAAGATATGTAGCTTACAAAGAAATCAAGACCCCCCAACTTACTAACAACGTGACACTCGCGGAGTTGCGTAAATCTCTCAAATCGAACCCAGCTAAAATGGAGTACACTATCGCTAAAAAATTACAAGGATTTGGTGTACCAGAAACATATTTGTATAAGGAGTGTCCAGGTAAACAGATTGTTTACACCGAAGTCATCGATGGTACAGATCTGCGTAAATGGTTGAAAACTAAGCCTACCCTAGATGCGATGAAATCTGTTATAGTCCAAACCATTTATAATTTGTACAGGATTCACAAAAAACATCCAAATTTTAGACATCATGATCTTCACGGTGAAAATGTTCTAGTGCGGAAGGTTCCCAAAAAGGATATTAAAATTATATTGAATAACAAATCGTACACAATTTCTAATGGTGGGGTCGAACCGGTGATGATTGATTTTGGATTCGCAGTTTTTCCTCATATCAAAAATCCCTTGATAAACGATAACAATTACAAAAATATAGGAATTTCTAGAAAGTCCCACAAGTTGTATGATGTACACTTTTTCTTGAAGGATATATTCCATCAAATAAATCAACCGTCCAATATGAGTGAGAGAAAAGTACACCAATTCATTCGTAAGTTGTTTCCCGATGAGTATATGAAAAACAATAGTCCCACATACCTCAAGAATGCCCGATTACGTGGGAATCGCAATGCTGCACACACTCTTTATTTACCAGGTTTTGAAAAGGTCTTAAAGTCTCCATTTTTCACCGGGGAGACTCAATTATCGAAAGCTATACCAAAACTCCCACCAACGACTGTACCACGGGTTGTTCTCGCCCCCGTACAGCCAAAGACACCAGTAAACAAAGCTGCGGCGTATGCACGTGCGGTTGCGGTGATGAAAACTGGTGTGGTACGCAAGAAAAGACCGGGTATTGCCAAATAATAATTAATATATGCGTAATATAATAATGATACTAGTCATCATCCTTCTCATCGCCAATATTTATCTTCTTCTACAACTGGGTAAACCAGTGGTCACTTCGAATGTAAAAGAAAAATGGATTGTTTACGGGACCATGGATTGTGGATGGACTCGTAAACAGTTAGAATACATGAAGAAATCTCGAAAGAATTTCGACTTTATTGACTGTACTGAAAATGAATGTACTGGTATGAATGGATTTCCAACTATACTTCACCCTGACGGTACAAAAACTGCGGGGTACACAGAAGTTTAACGGTCAAGACCAGAGATTACCCTGATGGCAATGGTAAGGATGAAGGCATCAAGCATGCTGTTGATAGGCTTGAGGATGGAGATGTGCTTCACGAGAGAAGTGTTCCACACAACACGAAGAATGAAGGTGCTGATGAGAATAGACAACACGAAGATCAGAAGCTGTTTGAGAGCATCCATCTTATTTTCAGATTTGATAAGATTGGTGAACATTTATTACATACTGATATTTTTTTCTAGGTAGACTGTATATGTCTAAGGCTAAAGAAAAGTTACTTCCGTTAAGTGGATCTGAGAATAAATTTACAAATCGTAGATGGTCTTCGAATAAAGGTATACCCAATAACAACTGTTACGCATATGCGGTGGGTGATTACGAAGCTTATCGATGGCAAAAATCCATACCAGGTGATCGGTCTGGGTTATCAAATTCTAAACATACATACACATCGTGCACTGGTCTCCCCAATCGCGTTATTTCAGATAACCCAAAAAATGTTTACAAGATTGATGGTGACAAGAAATGTAAGAAAGGATACTTCAAAATCATGATGTTTGTTTCGTCTGGGAGACCTGGTAGTTATATGCGACAGGGTGATTTCCATTTTTACAAGCAGCATGGGGTCATCGAATATAAAATTAAACCAGGTGATACAGTCAAGTCTATCGCCAGCTTTTTCAAGATTCCTGAATATAGGGTAAAAAAAGGTGGTCGTTTTGAAGTTGGGAAGAGGATAACTTTTAATGCTAATGTATTTAGTCATAAACGTGGATGGGCTACGGGACCTCTTCTTGGGGATGCTAATGGTAAGGCTATAAAAGATCCTCGTACTGCTTCAAGGAAGTATAAAGAGCTAAATTATGATAAGTATTGTAGTTCATTCTGCGTCAAGGATAGCGGAATCAAAGTCGGCAAGGGTTACCCCAAGATCTGATAAAATACTGTTTAGATCAATTGTATTTTCAGCTTCAAACGATATATCAAATAAATCAAGTACATCTAATATAGATTCTTCATTCAATGAAACTACATTAGACATTTGTGTATAATTATTATGAATCGTAACTGCTACTTTAAACTGAGAAACGTCAAAAACCCGTCTACAGGTTGGGCATGTGTTCTTACCTTGGGATTTCCACTTCTCTAGACAGTGGGTATGAAATATATGTCCACAACGAATCGGGGGGTTGGTCCTTGTCGACCTGACTTCATTTAGACATATAGAACACGTGGACATTCTAGAGTATGGTTTTAAAGTTTTTTTCGTGATTTAGCTCAGTTAGTATATATCCGAGGCATTAACTAAGGGCTTGTCACATGAATTACATTTTGTGGTACCTTGTTCGTCTTGAATTTGTGACATGAGTTCGGGACCCTGCTTCTGGAGAAGTTGTCTATAAGAATAATTATCTTCGAAAGTGATATTATTTTTCTTCATTACATAGTTGTTCAATAGTTGGGCTGATGTATTAATCGTGAAACACCGCCCATCGGCCATACCAAGTCGTTGCGACATTTTAATTACTATAAAGTTAGAAATTAATTTGTCTATTCGTAACTGTCTTTACCCAAGAACTAAACCCATTATTTTTTAAATGTCTGACGAATGGGTCACATCTGTATCCAAGAAATATATCGAACACATCTGTGTCTTCTGTACGGGAAACCCGAATATCAGGATTCTCATTGATATGTTGGTTAATAATATTATAAGCGAAAGCAATCTCCTTGAGTGTTTCTGCACCAGTGATGATAATCTTACCGGTACTGAAAATACTACATGTAATCTCCTTCATTTCATGGGATGGTTTGAACTTAATTTTTACTGCTGAGTATCTATCTGGTTCAAAAGAAACTTTGAATATATCATTATATGATTCAAACCAATCCGAAACTTTTATCAAATTTACATTGTAATTGAGACTGAAATTCGAATTAATCATTACAACTCTAAAAGAGTCTGTAGGTAGTTTGATCTCCATATTAAGAAATTCCTTGAAAATATGGACAAGTTGGGTGATGATACGCTTACAGTCAAATAAGTCACAACATCCTGCGACTTGAATACTTCCATTGGGGAAAACTTTAACTGACTTGGTACTATAAGAATCATGATATGTTAGTGTAACCTGGTTGTAAAATGTAGTGGGTTTAAGTTTCCATACAAAACCTTCAGTTGTAGTACCATTCCGTTTCATCTTGTATGTTCCAATGTCCTCGAAAATTGCCCGAAGACGTTTAATATCAATGGTCTGTGTAAAACTTGATATCATCGTAATAGTAGTGATCTTGATCCACGACGGTCGTAACTCGTCTGGGAGAGCATTTCTAAACTCATCAATTGTGAGGAGATAGGAAAAGGAATTGTTCGCTATAGTGGAGTACATTTAGACATAAACGTATTGTAATCGTTGTATAACTTAGGTGTTTAAAGAATATATTCTTTATGTCAATATATGACTTCGTTCTTTAAATATGCAAAAGTTGTAAATGACGTTGAATCTGAGCTCACTTACGTGGAAATTGTGTATGAATCGTATATTCGCGGAAAAGGGTTTCGAACGTTTACAGACTACATGAATACGGAACCTCTCGCAGATTGGGAAGTATTTGAATCAAAAAAGAAATCCATTCCATATATCAAATTCTTGGACATAATGGTTGACAAAACCATTGAAGTGAGACAACGTATGGCTGAAATTATGCTTGATACTCTCCTGTATGAAAAGCATGATATCAATACCTATATTCGTATCGCACATGCAACTAAAATTTTAGATCCCAGCTTCCAGCCACCCATTATTAATATGAAAAGTGCTTGGCAGAGAGAGTTTATCATTAAATTTTGTAAAAAACACGTTCCTCATTCTATTGAAGAATGTATAAAGTTAGATCGTTTGGAATATTTCTTCAACGTCTTGTGTATGATAGAACAAGGGTTATAAACATGGCGATCAAGAATATACCGAAATATGGTACCCGCCCCTGATCGGCGACTCCAACTTTCACATTAGTAGACGCATCACATTCAACTCCAGTATCTATATTTCTTCGGGGATGAATAGTACCAAATACATTGGTTGGTTTACTTTGTGTCTCACATGACCCGAAGCTACAATACACACTCTCACTGGTCTCGAACATATTTTTACTTATAGATGTATTTGAAAAATTATCAAATCCCCCACTCTGTCGCACACTTCCTGGAAGAGAAAAATCGTGTTTGACAAATGGGTTCACATCATTTATAGCATCCTCATCATTGAGCATAAACTTGCTCATTGCTGTTACTACTACTTCAGATTATATTTTTTGTCACGCATTTTGAATCGATGTACTTCCCACATTTCATCTAGATCTACATTTAACATATGTGCTATTTGAAATAGATAACTAAACACGTCACCCATTTCCATCATCACATCTGTACCCCGATCTTTCTTCAAATTTGTTTTCTTATACATTTTCTTATACTGTCGAATGGCTGACGCGAGTTCACCCACTTCTTCAGATAGGAGTAACCATACAGTATCTATGGGTGCTCTATCCCAACCTTTTGATCGACAAACCTTCTCGGTCTCCGTTTTGTAATAATTAAGACTCATCCTTACTCTGTTTATCATCTGTAACTTTAATATAGTTACTTTAGAATCCAATTTTGTCATTGTATGGTATCTTTTTACCAACTGTACTCGTGTTTAGTGGTTGGTCGAGTGGGGCGCTTATGGTGTCAATTTCACTGACATATGCTATGTATTGGGACACACCTGTTTGAATTTGTGACAGGGCGGTATCTATCACACGGGAATTCATGAACTTGACCTGTTTATTCACTTGAGTGTGGTGATCACCCGAATTGTTTATGAATACGACTCGCATGATACCGTATAAGTCATCTCGATTTTGGTAATCAATTGATATCCCAGTACGATCCTTGAACGCCTGACGAATTCCACGCTGAAGAATATTTTTGTTAAATTCGGAAAAGTAGAGCGCATTCAATGGCGTCTCACATTGCATCATAGAATTCAGATGAAGATTACTCATTTAATATACGCCTCGAAAAAAATTGTGTGACAATAGTAAATGATGAACTATTCGGATTTTGATAAAGCTTATGCCAATGGCCCAAACTCCGTCGGTACAATCCCATGTAATGCCCCAACGTGCTTTATTGGTTCTTACCCCCCAGTAGCTAAGGCTGGTGAAGATGGTCCTTTCTTTGTGAACACTTACCTTCTTCAACCCGATCGTCGAATGGAAACACTTGGGACTGCGACTGTTAGAAGTGCTGACTTGAAACAATAATAAGTAGGTTAAAAATAAAAGTGGAAGTGTAAATATATGAGGGTCATTAAACGCTCAGGTCGTATTGAGGAAATGAAATTCGATAACGTCACCAATAGGATCAAGAATTTAACGTATGGACTCTCTGAAAAATGTGACTCTTCCAAAGTTGCGCAACAAGTATTTTCTTCTATGTACGATAACATTACCGCACAGGAAATTGACACCCTCTCCGCTGAAATTTGTGTAGGTATGATTACATCAGAACCAGATTATGAAATTTTAGCGACCCGTATCATCGCGAGTAATATTCAGAAAGTATGCCCCAATAATTTCCACCTCGCTATGCGAAAACTTCAGAGGGTTGGTGTAGTCACAGATGAAGTTGTCGAAGTCGCACAGCAATTGAAGGAGAATATCAAGACAGATCGAGATTTCGAATTTGGGTATTTTGGTCTGAAAACACTCGAAAAAAGTTATCTTCAACGAGTTGATGGTAAACTCATCGAGACACCACAATACATGTTTATGCGTGTAGCCATTGGTATTCATGGAAAGGATATTCCCGCTGTGCTGGAGACATACGATAAAATGTCACAAGGGTTTTTCATTCATGCGACCCCCACACTCTTCAACGCTGGTACACCCCGTCCTCAGATGTCATCATGTTTCCTCATCGCAGGGAAAGATGATTCGATTGACGGTATTTACGGAACTCTAACTGAATGTGCCCAAATTAGTAAATGGGCGGGTGGTATCGGTATGCATATTCACAACATTCGTGGTAACAAATCAAAAATTAGGGGTACAAATGGACAATCTGATGGTATTATCCCAATGCTTCGTGTTTTCAATGCGACTGCTAGGTATGTTAACCAAGCTGGTCGTCGCAAGGGGTCTATTGCTGTTTACATAGAACCATGGCATGCGGACATCATGGATTTCCTAGAACTTCGTCTTAACCAAGGTGATGAAGAAGCCCGTTGCCGTGACCTCTTCTCAGCTATGTGGATTCCAGATCTTTTCATGGAACGTGTTGAGGCAGGTGGTAATTGGTCACTCTTTTGCCCAGATACAGCGAAGGGTCTCTCTGATGTTTACGGGAAAGATTTTGAAGAATTATACACCAAGTATGAGGAAGAGGGTCTCGCCCATACAACCCTTCCTGCTGCTGATGTATGGAAGGCAATTCTCAGGTCTCAGACAGAAACTGGAACACCTTACATGCTCTACAAGGATGCGTGCAACTCGAAGAGTAACCAAAAGAATCTTGGTGTCATCAAGAGTTCTAACCTGTGTACTGAGATTATAGAGTACACTAACAAGGATGAGACTGCTGTATGTAACTTAGCCTCTATCGCCCTCCCCAAATACGTGAACAAAGAGACTAAAACTTTTGATTATGAGAAACTTCATGAAGTGACAAAAACTGTCACCAAGAACTTGAACCGTGTCATTGATCGTAATTTCTACCCAGTGGAGACTGCTAGGCGCTCGAACATGAAACACCGTCCAATTGGTCTAGGTGTTCAGGGTCTCGCAGATGTATTCATCCTTTGTGGTCTCCCTTTCGACTGTGAAGAGTCTCGTCTCATGAACGCGCATATATTCGAGACTATGTATCACGCATCTCTCGAGGCATCATCAGAATTGGCCGAAGTAGATGGTTCATATGAAAGTTTTGAAGGGTCTCCCACGTCACAAGGTATCCTCCAACCCGATATGTGGGAAGGTGAGTCTAAATTTAGTGGGCGATATGATTGGGACGCGATGCGCGAACGAGTGAAGACGAAGGGTCTTAGAAACAGTCTTCTGATGGCACCCATGCCTACCGCATCCACTGCTCAAATTTTGGGGAATAATGAATGTTTCGAACCATATACTACTAATATTTACCTACGACGAACCATCGCCGGTGAATTTGTTGTAGTGAACAATCATCTCGTCAATGACCTAAAAAAGCGTGGACTTTGGTCAAAAGAAATGAAAGACCTGATGGTGAAAGCTGGCGGTTCAATTCAAAATATTGTCGATATCCCAGATGATATTAAATCATTATACAAAACCGTATGGGAAATTAGTCAAAAATGTATTATTGATATGGCGGCGGATCGTGGTCATTTTATTGATCAGTCACAATCCATGAATCTATTCATGGAAAGTCCGACCATGTCAAAACTGTCATCAATGCATATGTACGCGTGGAAATCTGGACTCAAAACTGGTATGTATTATCTTCGATCTAAAGCAAAGGCTCGACCAATCCAGTTTAGCTTAGAACCGGACTGTGTGGCGTGTTCGGCTTAAAGTTTACATGACTGATATATTCAGAAAGTCATGGATAAAATCATTGAAAATATTCAATTAAATGAATACAATAACCGAAAAATTGTCGTCAGTACAAAACAGGGAACACCATTTCGTATGCAGTTCCCACGCATGTATATGCCCTTTGGTGTTTCAGGTTTTACACCAGAAGTTGGGCAAATTAAATACAATATTGACTTTGCCATCAAGGGGTGTGAAGAAGATGACAGTTACATGAAAAAATATTACGAATCTATTCGTAAAATTGAAGATATGGTAATCGACTCTGTCACTCAACAGAGTGAACATATATTCGGTAAACCAATGACAAGAGAGGAAATATTACCTATGTTCAATTCTAATATCAAAACATCGGGCGACCGCGAACCAAAGTTTAGAGTCAAAGTGGATACGGATATAGACGATAACATCAAAGCACCAATTTACAATTCAGATAAAATCATAATCAAAGATGCAGTTTCAAACGGTCTCTATGCAAGGAATTCTGGACATGCTATTGTTGAACTCAATAGCGTATATTTCTTGAACAGGATGTTTGGTTGTACTTGGAAATTATATCAACTCGTCGTATACGAGCCTCAAAATCTTAAAGGATTTCAGTTTATTGTTTAAGGTATCTATTGAAGCATAGGAAGACGCTGACCCCTAGCGTTCATTCTGAAGTTCGCACCACGTGGACCCACCATTACTGGGGCACCAGCCTGTACACCTACAGCCATAGCACCCATCCGCTTGGCAGCATTGGCCTGCGCGGAGTTCAACTTGGATGTACCAAATTTAATCGCATTTTGGGTCATTTGTTGACCCTTAGCCTTCGCAGCCGCCTTCATCTCACCAACCGCGTTCTTGGCCATATTTTTCGCAACACTTTGTGCTTCTTTTGCAGCGGCCTGTGCGGCCATTTTTGCCATAGCAGCAAAACCCATAGTAATATAGTAGTTACCTATATTTTATTTACCAACTTGCGATACAACATTTGTTCCCATTTGGTTTAAAAATGCGGGTGTGGGTTTATAATTTCTACCACTGGATGTGTTTACGTATGTACCACCATTGGCACCCTGTATAATTCGACGTCCCTGGGTATCAAGATAATTTGTTGGAATATTGGCATTAAATTGGAGACCTCTAGAAACCGCAACCTGTCTAGCTTTCTCTAAAGCTTGGACTTGAGCTTGTTGAACCATAGCGAGCGCTTGTTCGTGAGCTTGTTGAGCCATGGCATAACCTTGAGATTGCGCTTGCTCTGCCAATGATTTACCACGAGCTCTACCAGCCGCAGAATTACCATTCCCGGTATTTTTGTTTTTGGTGGCGTTGTTAGTGTTATTGCCACGAGCTTGGTTGTTGTTAACCCTAGGTTGGTTGTTGTTGTTATTTTTCACCATAAGATTAGGATTACGCGCGTTATTGTTTGGCACCTGATTCTGGTTGGTCGAAGCCATTATTACTTTTTAACAATATTTTTATTCAATATCAAAATACGATAGATAGTCTGAGCTTCCTTAAGTAATTTACCCTGAATTCTGGTAAATCCCTTTGGGTCTAAACCTAGCTTGAGTTTTGCGATTTTGACCGAGTCTTCCCAGTGCTTGAGGGACATTATTACTATATATATACAAAATTTTATTGCATCTTATCTATTTTTTTCTCATATTCCTTTGTACCTGTTTTGGGTTGCAATTTGAATCCAGTTTTCTTGGGTTTGAAAACCTTCACCATCGCCTTCTTCCCTTCCTTCTTCATTCGGGAAAGGGCAGCTTTACTAGCCGCCTTGGATACAATACGACCATCCTTCATGAGTAGGTCTTTCTTTGCGAGACCACCGGGAGTTTTATCAGCGTTACCATGGAATACTTCAGCGCGAGAACCGACTGTCATTTATATTAAGCACGGAAAATTTTCTTGATGTCCAATATTGAAATTTTAGCCGATATCCTGTTCACAGGAATTTGAGTTCTCACTCTTTCATCATTCAGAACTTCTGAACAAACAATAGACTTGTGTCCTTGGAGTGCCATCATTTCTTCTTCAACACTCACGAAACGCGCACACTCTTTGTAAATCAATTTTTTTACATAAACCGGTTGTGTTTGACCTGTACGATGACTACGAGCAATCGCCTGAAGTTCCGTCGCTGGATTCCACGCGGGTGCCACGATATACACTCGTGTTGCTTCCTGTAGGTTTAGACCTTGTCCACCACTTTTGATCTGAATGATAAAGACAGCACCCGAAGATTCCTTTTTGAACCGACTGATCTGTTTAACCCGTTCATCCTTTGGCACAGATCCATCGATTCTATATACTGGGCAATCTAACTGTGATTGAATATAATTCATTTCCCCCTTAAACTGACAAAATACAAGACTCTTTTCAGTTGGATGTTCCCCAATCAGTCTAAAAAGAGTTTCCATCTTGTTAGAACGACCTTCCCATTTAGTTGGCGTAGTTTCATTTTTAGATGCGATACCATTCAAATACATTTGTGGCCAAATCATACATTGACGCGCACGAAGAAGGCACTCCAAAATAACCATATTTTTAGAATTGAGACTTTGAACTTCTCTAAACGCATCTCTAATTGTGTCTTGTGCTTCCATAAACACACACTCATAGAGTGATTTTTCATCGGGTAGCATATCAAGTTCCACATTTTGAAAATGACACGGTGGGAGTCGTAGCTGTTCACTGATTTTTGCCAGATCTTCTTTAGTTCTACGAAGAATGTAAATATCTTTGATCTCTTTGGTTCGTCCTTGAACATAGTTCTTTGAAATCCCCAAAAAAACACATAGGGATACAAAATCCTCCATAGAATTAAATACGGGTGTACCAGTCACTAACCATCGGATATCTGACTCGAGACGACACACACATTTAAATAATTTTGAAGTTTTATTTCTAATTTCATGCGCTTCATCTAAAATGATACGATTCCATCGAATCATATGAAGTGGAGTTTTAGATTCCGGTGTACCACCTTTGACCGTAAGTAGAGTATAAGGTGCGATCGTTATATCAGCGGTACGGTCAAGTTTTCTGTCCGGTCCATCAAAAATATTGATGGTTAGACTCGGTGCAAAACGGTTAATTTCTTCGACCCATTGCGTGATAATTGATTTGGGTACGATGATGAGTGTACGAGCCTTTAGGTTTCCAAGTATAGTGGAAATCAGCTGAACAGTCTTACCCAAACCCATTTCGTCACACAAAAAACCACCCTTTGGTCCAGTTTCTTGCTTTTCCATCCCGATCATCCATTTGACACCATCAATTTGATAAGGTGCGAATAAATTACCATTTAATCCATCAATCTTCATGGAAATAGTCTTCCTCTGGATTTGGTTCAATCTCACAGATAAGAGGTTCAACTTCTTTTTTCTTACGAGTTTTCTTCAACTTAGGTGGGGGGAGTTCATCTATGTGTTCCCTAAAATAGAGAACTTTGTCCCAAAATTCTCTCATAATTGGTAGGTTGGTTTTCCACCATTCACGGTCACGAGGTACATTGACAACGTCAAACTCTTCAGGTTTAGGCCAATTTGTTTCAGCCGGTTTATATTGAATGAAATCAGCTGACTCAAGGTCTAAAATTTCCATACATAATTGAAGCTGTGGCATGTAATGGATAGGCACCTCACCAGGTACAATCTGTCGCATCGGTGGGCATTTAATCTCAACGAGTTTACCAGATTCGGATACACCGTCAGGGCTTCCACCAAGCCATGTATGTACCGGGTGAGGGCATAGACCAAGTTCGTGTACGACCTCCCCATGTCGTTCCTCATACAATATTCGTGCTTCATCTTCATACTTTTCACCATGTCGTGTAGCCGCATTCCCAGTAAACTTTTCACCGAGACCACATTTTTTTAGTAAAAGTCCATCAGGTGTTTCATATTTATTCACACCGATAGCTGTAGCTGCATCACTCGCAGTCAACATTTTACCACGGAGAGCAAGCCATTCTTCAGATTTCTGTGCGGCATATTCCCTCTCTAATGCAGCTTTAACATTTGGGTGCATATTAGATTATTGTAAAGTATAACTTTTAAGCTGTTCAAAAAACAACTTAGCTGCGTTTTGTTCAGCTTGTTTCTTACTTTTTGCTGTTCCTCTGCTCATGAATCGTCCATTAACAAATATATCAATATAAAACATTCCCTCATGATGTGCCGAAACCCTATATTCGGGGAGTTGTAGATTGTTCAATTGACAATAACGCATGAGGTGATCTTTAAAATTGTCATCAATCATAATGAGATTCATATCAATATATTTAGGGTCATTGTAAATTCTTAGAACGAATTCTTTGGCATGAAGAAGACCGAGATCCATGTAAATGGCACCAATAAGTGCTTCAAAGACATCTTCTAAAATTTTAGGGTTATTATTCCAACCATTACGCATACCCTTTTCATCCATTATAACAATGTTTTCAAGGCCAAGTAATTTGGCTATATGGGCCAATGTTTCTCCACGAACTAACTTTGTACGAGCTTTAGTAAGAAAACCTTCTTGTCTACTCTCGTATTGATCAAATAAAAATTTAGTGATAACAAAACCCAATACAGAGTCACCAATAAATTCGAGTGTTTCGAATGATTCGTTTAATTTTTCATATTCTTTTAATGCGGATTTATGCGTAAATGCCTTTTGGTACAAATCAAGGTTTTTGATCTTTGTACCAATAAGATGTTCAATTTGAGGTTTGGTGACAAATGTCACCATCTTAATATGTGTAAGATTTATTTTTTTAAGCCTTTACAGGTTCTTTCTTAATGTAATGAGGTGAGAGGTACTTCTGAAGATTGAGGTAGGTCACAATCACATCCGCGGGTGGGGCGAGTAGATCACGGAGCTTGTCGTCGAGAACAATTTGACGACCGTTCTCGGGATGCTTGAGACCCTGTTCAATGATGTATTTGTTAACGATCTTAGTGACTTCAGACCGAGAAACCAATTCACCTTCGGGAAGAACCAGAAACTCACGCAACTTAGGTGTGATTTCCTGCTTACGGTTGAACCCATTGTTGGCGGCACGAGCCTTGGCCTTCTCACCATCGGGATCCTCCTGGATACTCTTCACCTTGCGAACAAGTTTGACAAGAGATTTAACATCAGAGCGAAGAGCAGCAATTTCGGTTTCAATGGTTTCAAGAGACATTATATCTTATTTAGCAGTCCTATCTTTAAGTTACAATAACATTAGGAAAATACCACCTAAAATGATAGTCAAAAAAAACAATACTTTAATGTGAATATCTATGCTCCTGATCCTAAATTTGGGTTTTAGAGGTTTTGGGCGTTTTGGGCGTTTGATTATTCGGAAAGGTTGCTTAGGTATCTTACCTGGGCATCCACCAGCACAGCAATCTTTTGGGCATGGTATGACATGTGGACCTCGACGTACTCCGCAAAATTGTTCTTTCTTTGGGTTTAGAACATCGTCATATGCGTAGCATCTACATTCGTCAATAACATTACAGACCATATTAATATATCACGATATATTAATGGACGAAAAAGTTTATTCGAAAGTTTCCATTGACAGGTTTATGAATGAAAATTTGTTTTTCAAAGATGCAAAATTGAAAAAATATTACGACAGGAATGAACAAAGAGATCTAGGAAAATTCAGACAACGTTTACATGACAAGTTTCCTGAAAATAATCTTGAAAAAATGGTGTACGTGATAGTAACAGATTCTATCCGTGATATAATACTTGATACTATTGGAGAACTCACACAAAAATTGAAATCATCTGGTGACCTGATCGTCAGTGGTGGTGAAGCATTCAACTTGTATGTGGATTTTAGTGATCGTATAGTGACTACGGATATAGATGCGAAATTCGTTCCATTCATGAAAACAAATGCCAAATATTTTGGTAAACTTCAAGCACTCAAATTATTACTATGGGATATGCTTGGGAAATATGCGAAAAATCTTAATGTGCAAATCAAGAAAAGAGTTATGTCATTTCGAGAAAAACATAGTAAATTGTTCAAGTTTATAGGTATTAGTTTTGGTAATACTGGACCATATGTAACCAGGCGGTATACACTCATCAAAAAGAAGAAAAGTAGTATAACGAACAAGCCAACTAAAGATGATGTATTCATTGACGTAGAATTATTCGCACTTGATCTCAATATACGATTCTTTTCACCCGCCAATGGACGAATTAAATTAGAAACACTGGGTGGTATACTAGATATTCCATTTATGCGACCAAGTGAATTTGGGTATGAAGTGGGGCAAACTAAACATAAAGGAATTGTATACCGAAATCCAGTTACAGGTAAGATGATAAATAACCAGAAATTATTTATAGCTAGTAAAGAGTTTCTGGCCGAAGATATATATCTAATGCAGAAACTGAAACTTAGACCTAACAAAAAAATACGTGATAGACTCCGTCTTATAAAACTTGGTAAAATTTTCGATAAGAGAGTCACTGCATCAGATTCAATGGAAGTAGTATATAAGAAAATCCATTCTAAATTAAGGTCGCGTAAAGGCAGTTATATCACAAAACATAGAGATGTGAACATGAAAAAGGCGAAAAAGGTTGATCCGCGCAAATACACTAAGTTTACAACTGAGCCGTCAAAAGAACGTCTCTCTAAACAATTTGTACATGGTTTGAAACCAGTGACGAATAAAACCAATGTTGAAGGATACAATAAAACTCACGGTAATAAACGATTCAATTTAAACACTTTGAAATGGAAAAATGTAAAAAATAATGCGTACGTTAAAAATGAATTTCCGTTAAGAACTACACAGGCGAAAACGATACCCAAAAATCTCAATGTGACAAAGACCTTGTACGGTTATAAACCCAATAGGAATAAATGGGTGCCGAAGAAGGTTTTAAATGACGCTTCCGCCATACCTTTTATTGGTTTAAAGAAGTAAGACATAGATAAATTATAATGTTCTATAACACTCCATCTAAAGGTGATGATGGTCTTTATTTCGTAAAGGCTTCTACCGATGATAAACGAAAATGTCTCGTTCAATTGAATAACGTGACTGTATCCGAAGTCTCAGGCGACATGATTTTTGATGTTAACTCGGATGCTAGCACCAAAAAAATCAATGACGTCGAAGCGAACAATCTTCGTGCGGCACACGACAATTGTGTCGAGTGGTTCGGTAAACAGCTTTCAGAAAAGGTTGTAAGTGGTGCTTATCGTAGTGTCTTAAATGGTGATCAAATTACCGCAGATATTATCACCGACCATCCTGTACGTGTTTTCAATACTAATCAAGAGTCGGCCGATTTCGAGTCCATCCAGGCAGGGAAGAAATGTGATATCATCCTCGAATTCGCTGGTCTTTGGTTTGCTAAGAAGGCATTCGGTGGACATTGGAATGTTGTTCAGGTCCGACTTCATGATGAAATTGTCAAAGAAAATTCAATGATTGATCAATACCCAGAAGAATATGCATTCGTTGATGAACCGGAACCAGAACCGGAATCTGATATCAAGATTGAAGATGAACCAGTCGAAACTCAGAAGATGGTCAAAGAACGGTTCGACATTCTCACTAAATAAAAAAATTTGTTAGTTATATATAAACTATGATGAAGGGTCGCACTCAGCAAATCCTGATGTTCGCCGCCATCGCTGTTGTGGTCTATCTCCTATTTGTCGTCAACAAATCGTCTAATTATTCCATCACCGAGAAGCAGTATGGTTCGTTCAGTCCCACCTCCTCCATCGGTCCCGCGACCGCTACTTCTGGTATGGCCAAGGGTACCGGTCTCTCTTCTTCTCTCCTCCCCCGCGAAATGGCTTCTAAGGAAGATTTCGGTCAGTTTGCCCCAGAAGATGTACTCAAGGGCCAAAACTTCCTTGAGCCCCGTGCTCAGGTAGGTTACCCAGAGACCATTGGTGGTGCTCTCCGTAACGCCAACCAACAGATCCGCAAGGACCCCCCTAACCCTAAAGCACCTTTCGTGTGGAATAATTCTACTATCACCCCTGATAACATGCAGCGTGGGTTGTGCGCTTAAAGAATAAAAAACTATAATCATTAATGGCTTCGGTAACGAACGAACTTAGTGAAACTGTATCGAAGCTTGTGGATCTCACTAAACAACTTGCTGAAGCGAAATCTGATATCAAAATCCTTAACCAAGAAGAGAAGCGTCTAAAGGAAAACGTTAAGAAACATATGGTTTCTCAGGGTATTGATACAATTAACCTCAGAAAAGGAAAAATCAGTTTACGTAAAAGTGTACGTAAGTCAGGGATGAGTAAGGATGCAATTAAGGAAGGTCTCAGTAAATTTTTCGGTGGTGACGAAGCTAAAGTTGAGGGGGCTTTAAATGCTATTCAAGATAATCTTGCAATCAAAGAATCAACTTCTCTCTCATTAACTGGTATAAAAGAAAAGGTCGAGAAAGAAGATAAGTAACTAACCATGGTTTGGAGCCAATACGTAGACGAAGCAAACATCGGATTCGACGCATGCATTAGCGACGATGACGAACATAATAATGAACACACTCCTCTGAATATCGAAGACTGGGAAGTCGAATACTCAGATGAATTACATATGATGTGGAATACAATGGAAGCTCTGATGTATGACGCACATATTCAACACTCTGG